CTTAGGTGCTGGAGAAGTCAACACGTCACTAAAAGAGATCGAAGGTCTTGACCCAGAAAAACGTGTAAAGTTAGCCACTGGTGGTGGTCTTGTAATAGCAGGGTTGGAAAACCTTGGTTTAGGTTACTTATTTAAAGGTTTGGCTCCAGAAGTCGTAGGCGCTATGGGCGTCAAGAAAATCAACTCAATTTTAACGGCCAAAGGTCTAGCTCAGCTCCCTAAAAAAGTAGTGGCAGCTATGGCAACCGAAGGCGTTACTGAAGGGCTACAGGAAGGCGTCGTTATTGGTGCAGATGCACTAGGTGGCAAAGAGTTCAAAGATAACGAGATATTCGAACGTTTGAAAGAAGCGTCTATAGCCGGTGCTGCTGCCGGTGGTACTATTAGGACAGGTACTGCTGCCGTAGAAGGTTTAGGGCCACAGCCTTTTGAAGATACAGAGCAGAACCGCGCTGCTACAGCGTTTGCAAACCGTTTAGTAAAAGTAGCAGAAGCAAACAACCACAACTTAAAAAACGTTGACGTCAAGTCTACTAACGGCGCTCGAGAAGCTGTAACAATAGCACACACGCAGATAGAAAAAGAACTAAAGCAAGTTTTTAAAGATCTAAAACCACTTGTAGCTGTAAATGACCAAGATACTCTTACAGACTTAGAAGATAAAATACTTTCAGAAGCTGCTCTAGCAGAAGGCAAAACTTTAGCAAAAAGCCAGGTAGGCGCACAAGAACTAAACGCCCTAGATAGGCTTGCTGGTGAGTTTTACGAAGGTCAAAAGGCTCGTAATCTTTTACTAGAGATGAACGAACTTACAGAGTTGCACAAATCAGGTTACAAAGGTGGCGTGTCAAAAATTACAGACATGGCCAACCCATTGAACAACCTGACACACCCGTTCAGTTCCCAAGGTGGCTTAACTGGCCTTGCAACTACAGGTGCAGCTTACATGGCCGGTGGTGGTACTGGTCTAGCTATACAAGGTGGCGCATTTGTCGGTGGTCGAGCCATTGATGCAGTGACAGGTAGACGCTCTACAGTTAACAAGTACATTAGAGACAACACAAAATCCGATAGGATGAATCAGTTAAGTCCTATTGGCCCTTCGCTTCGTGAGCAAACAATAGCTGAAGCACAGCAAGCTGAGTCTGCAATCGAACAACAGAAGATGGAAGAGTTACAGCTTAACAGATCTTTGGATGACATGAACGCTCCACCAAAAGGCGACCCAAATGATCAAAACCCTGCACCACAATATGTAATGGAAAATAGCACTGGTCTGAGTAAAGTTGGTGTTGCCGAAGCCCTAGCTAAAATAGAGGCAGATGGTGTTACACCTATAGTTCAACGTGCTATTGACAGCTACCGCAAGTCAGTGCGCGAGAGTGGTACAGTTACTAACCTCACACAACTTATTCGCCTGGTAAAAGCCAAGACAATGAGTGACCCACTTGTGCAAGCCCAGGTTATAAACAAGCCGCAGCCGATCCCAGGTGAAACAAACACTACAAACGCTAAACTTGATGCAGAGCCACAGTTCGGCCCAAGGTTTACTACCCAAGAAAACTACAACCGTGGCATCGAAGCTAACAAGAAGTTTAACGCTGATCAGAAGACAGCACTAAACGAAGTTAACAACGAAGGCATTATGAGCGAAAGTGACTATAAGACACTTAGCCAGGCAATAGATGAACTTGACGGTAACTTAGGATCTAAACCACTAGAAACATTTGAAGCAGTCTACAAGAAGTTAGAGAACGTAGATCCTAAACTTGTACAAGATATCATAGATCCAATGTACGAGCGTATTACTAAGCAGCAGAGGCAGCGCACTGTAAAAACTAGAGAAGGTAAAACTAAAGAGGCGCGAGTTATAAAGACAATTGCTGAAAAGCAGTATCGCATGTCACATAGACCAAATGAAGATGGTGCTCCCATTAGTAATATGGCACAAATATTTCCAGATGATATCTATAGTCCTAATGGTATTAGATACTATGGTAGTGCTGGCGTTAGAGGCAAAGCTGACCGTGAAAGCTATGACGTTATAAAAAGGGTAAAAGATAACCCAGAAGCTGAAGTAACAATTTACAGAGCAGTCCCTCCAGGCATCAAAGATATAAATCCTGGTGATTGGGTATCTGTAAGTAAAACATATGCAGAAGATCACGCAGTGTTTGGGTATGGCCCTAATGGCGATCAACCTGGTGAAATAATATCACAAAAAGTAAAAGCATCAGAAATCAAATCTCCTGGTGATGATTTAAATGAATATGGATATTTTCCAGGTATAGATAAAACTGTAGCTCAAGATCCTTATGAGATAGAAATACAAGCTGCAAAAGATGATTATTTCTCAGACCCAAATAACGCTGAAAAAAGACAAAACTATTTAAACCTTAGAAGTAACAGGGATAATGCTGATGGTAAAACAAGATCACAATTAGCGCTTCCTCTTTTTGACTCTCCACTAGAGATTGAAGGTAAAGTAACTGTCAAAAAAATTGGTGAGGCAATGAATGCTGACCACATGCAAAAGCATGGAAGGCAGTTTTTCCCAGAAAATAACCCAGAAGACTACCAGCAAGTATACGAGTATGCTGATGCCGAAATTAACAAACAATTAGAACAACCAAACTCAGGTGTTGGGTGGTACAGTGCAGATGTTAATGAGTCTATGGAATTGGCTTCAGAGGTGTTTCCTACTTTAGCAACAGACGAAACACACAGAAAACTATATCTTACTTTTGCAGGTATTTTCTCTAACGGCGCCGACCCTGATAATGCCTTTATGATGTCAGCTGGTGCTTTCGACGATTTCCTTAGAACCGGTGAAGTTCCTGTTAACAGAGCTGAAGGTTTTAGGCAGCAAGGTTTAGAACCACCCAAAACAACCTTTAAAGATACTCGCACAAAGAAAAAAGTAACTAAAGATGCTGGTTGGGGCATAAGAAACCAAGCAAACGAACAGCAACTTGGTATGCTAAAGTATTTGTCTGAACGCGAAGGTGGCATACAGCCAGCGCTAGATTTTCTTTTGAAACCACAGAGCCGCGCTGACATAAATGCACTTATGTTAGACAGTGGTCTGTATAAAGCCGGACGTTTTGTGACTGCAAAAGAAAAAGCAGGGCCTGATGAGTATGGTTTCTTAGCATTTGGTAAAAAACTAGGTAGATATTCGCTTGGATTGCAAGGAATTGACCTAGATGCTGGTGACACTACGATTGATCTATGGTACACTAGAACATTCAGACGTTGGACAGGTAGATTACTTGAAACACCTATAAGTAAAGAGGGTGTTGCAGCCCAGCCAGCAAACGATACAGAAAGAGAATCTATCTTTCGTATGACAGGTGAGTTGGCTGATAAGTACAACCTTACACCAGGGGATATACAAGCTGTCCTATGGTTCTTTGAGAAAAGGACTTGGGGATCACAAGGCTTAAAAACAAAAGAAGGGACGAACTCAAGTGGCGCAAGAAAACTACTCAACGAAAGGGGTGTTGTCCCAGAGCAAACAGCAGCCTTTAACCCAAATGACGGAACGCGAAGCAATGGATCGAATACAAGCGTTAGCCCGACGAATGAGCCAGGAGCGACAAGACAAGGCATCCTTGGACAATTCTTCGGAGGAGGACAAAGGAATGCTGCGTCAAAAAATAATGATAGATCCCAACCAGTATCCGAAGCTGAAATAAGAGCACAGATACCTGTTGTACAGGCTGTATTTGAAATTGGCAAAGAAGGCTCTGAGTACGAAAATGGCATAAGAGACTTTGATGCAATATTAAATCTTGCTAAAGCATATAGTATAATACCAAAGTTATACCGATCTTTTAAAGATATGGAAAAGGCTGACCCTACTATTACAGAGGGCGCCCTTGGTGCATATAATCCAAACAACCGTCAAGCTATGGCAATAATGCCAGGTGGCGTAGATGCGTTTGGTGGTACTGTAAGTGGCCTAGCGTCTCTTTCGTATATGACACATGAAGTTGCACATGGTATAGCTGGGTCTGACATAGACACAAACCAGTTTATGGGTGATAAATTTGTATTTAACTACTTAACTAACCAAGACGACACAGCCGGTATAAATAGCCTGGAAGCTGTGTTTGGTGATTTAGTTAACACACCGAATGATGCACGATCTCAGAATAAAATTATTGCAGAGATGTTAGCAGTACAAAAGAACCTAACGTTTAGAGATCCAGATACAGGACAAGTGTTACCTCTACGCCAAACTAAATCACTAATGGACTCTTATAATGCCGGACAACGTAGGGCAAAAGCCAATGGTGTAAGAAGCGAGCAGTTTAATAAAGATGTAAAAGCGTTTGAAAAACAAATAATAGACCAACGTAATTACGAACAGTCTATTCCAGAATTAACTGTAAACGCTCTACAAGTTGCCATGATGCATCCAAAGATAATGAAGAAAGTTGCACCTAACACTTATAAGTTAGTAAAGCATCTTTTTGATAACTCTAAGAACAAGAGTGGCATCAAATTCTTTAACCATTCGTTAGCAATGGCAGTTGCAGTCATATTGGCAATGATCGCGCGTGGTGAAGAACCGCCCGAAGAGCAGTCTTTGCCCCCAGGCGCACTTAGCCCTGCACCAGGCATATTAGCTGCATAGTAAAAGTACATAAGTAAGGCTCCAGAGATGGGGCCTTATTACATTAAGGAAGCAAAATGATAGTAAAAACAGCATACGACTTGGTACCTTACCTGGATGCTATTGAAAAAGTGAAATCCTCGTCTTTATTAACAAAAGATCAGCGATCACAAATACTACAAGAGATGGATAAATCATTCATAGACATAGTCTTTTGTCAGCAATGTCCACAAACTCACGCAGTAATCAAAAGTATCATAGGAGAAACAAATGGGAGCACCCAAAAACCCACGCCCAAAGTCGCCAAAAAAAGAACTGAAGTATCCAAAAAAAGCAGTGCCAAAAGAGAACAACTACTTCACAAAACTAATGCAAACGGAGGAAGGCAGAGCACTCCGAAAACAGTGGTCAACGAAAAAACGTAAGAACCCTGGTCGGCCACAAGGTACACCAGATGGTTATACTCTTGAGGCCATAACACCAATACGAAAACAAGCAAAAGCAGATGCTGAAAGGATCGTAGCTATTATGGCAAAAGATAATGAAATAGATGACGTGTATGCAGTTGAGGCATTAAAAGCAGCAGTTGAAATTATGCGTGAGCCTGGTCAGAACCGTGACCGGCTAACAGCAGCACGAATGGTCTTAGATTTTACAAAAACTAAACCAGCAGCAAAGAGCGAAGTTACCATTGGTAAAGCAGAAGCCTTTTTAGAGTCGCTCTTAGTAAGTGACACAGAGGAAGAGCAAACCGACGATGGAACCAAAACTTAAAGAGATACGCCGTAAGCTATATGACGAATTTGACTTCTACAGTAAGTCAGCTCTCAAGATCCGAACAAAAGACGGAGACATCCGGAACCTAAATCTCAAGCCAGCGCAGCTGCTACTACAAGATGCTGTAGATAAACAAATGGCTGCTGAAGGTAAGGTGCGTGTGATCATACTGAAAGCACGGCAGCAGGGTCTATCTACATACGTTGGCGGCTATCTTTACTTTAACGTTTCACAGCGCAAAGCATGTAAAGCGATGGTGGTTACACACCACTCTGACAGTACCAGGGCGCTCTTTGATATGACAAAGCGCTACCATGAGAACTGCCCAGAGCTGCTAAAACCACACACCAAATATTCATCCAGGCGAGAGCTGACATTTGATGTACTCGACAGCTCATTTGTTGTTGCTACAGCCGGTGGTGAAAGTATTGGTCGTGGTGAAACACTGACACACGTACACGCTTCAGAACTTGCGTTCTGGCAAAAGTCTACTGCCCTAGAGAACTGGAACGGGATGACACAAGCTGTCCCTAACAAGAAAGGCACTGCTATATTCGTCGAGAGTACAGCAAACGGTGTCTCAGGTATCTTCTATGATCTTTGGAAAGGCGCTGTAGATGGCACCAACGGCTATGTGCCAGTGTTCATACCTTGGTTCATGGATCCAGAGTATCGTGAGACTGTGCCTAGTAACTTTGAGATTACACCAGAAGAAACAGAGCTATCTAAGAAGTACGACCTAGACAACGAGCAGCTAATGTTTCGTCGTCGGAAGATCGCACAGAACGGCATTGAACTCTTCCAGCAAGAATATCCAGCAGAGCCAAACGAGGCCTTTATTTCAACTGGTAGACCAGTGTTTAACCCACAGACACTACAAGAAAACCTAGAAGCAGCACCTGATCCAAAACAGCGCCTTGCCCTTGAGGGTGACGATTGGCTCGAGAACGTGCGTGGTGAACTTACGCTCTACAGGACATTAGATCCTGGTGAGAAGTACACCATTGGTGCAGATGTCGCTATGGGTGTTCGTGGTGGTGACTACTCAGTAGCCCAGGTACTCGACAGTAAGAAACGCCAGGTTGCAACATACCGCGCCCAGGTACACCCCGATTACTTTGCTACAGTCTTATACAGATTAGGTGAGTTCTTTAACTTTGCTTACATCATTGTTGAGAACAACAGCCACGGTATTCTTACGTGTACCAGGCTTGGTAAAGACATGGCCTACCCTAATTTCTACACTGAGATCCAGGTAGACAAACTAACTGACAAAGAGACTGTAAAACTAGGTTTCACTACTACCTCCAAAACCAAACCCCTGATTATTGACGAACTAAGGGCAGCGGTACGGGAGAAAAAGATTACACTAAACGACAAAGTCACTATCCGAGAAATGCTTACATACATTGTTAATAACAGCGGTGGTATGGAGGCAGAAGCTGGATGCTTCGATGACTGCGTAATGAGTTTGGCCCTGGCTAATCACATCCATGAGGGTGCCTGGGAACCAATAGATGCAGTCGATGAATTTTACATTGAGATGGTTTAAAAAATGAAATCAGATGACTATAAAAAACTTGATGACGACCAGATCGTATCAATTGTTGACACGAACCTCAGACGTTCAATTGGCTACTATGATTCAGAACTCAGCAGGGAACGCCGCAGGGTAATGGATTACTACGCTGCAAAGCTGCCGCGCCCAGCGCACGATGGCAACAGTAAGTTTGTAAGCCAAGATGTCTACGACGCTGTAGAAAGCATGAAAGCTGCACTCCTAGAGACTTTTAGTACAGGTAACAAAACCCTTAGATTTGCCCCACAGAACGCCGATGACGTTGACACAGCAGAAGTATGCACAGAGTACACTGACTACGTCTTACATCGCCAGAATAACCTCTTTGAAACGATGCAAACAGTCATACACGATGGCCTCATAGCTCGCGCTGGTATCGCTAAAGTTTATTGGTGCATGCAAGACGAAAGCACACTTGAGTACGTTGAGAACCTAACTGAAGAAGAGCTGGACATGGTGCTTGCCCAGGACAACGTCGAGATCGAGGAAATCGAGCAAGATGAGATGGGCCTATACAGTGGGGATCTCCGAGTAACTCGAGATACTTCCCAGGTAAAAGTAGAAGCTATAGCACCAGAAGAGTTTCTAATTGCACCGCAAGCAAAGTCCCTAGACACAGTGCCATTTTGTGCACACCGCACTAAGAAATCTATCTCTGAACTTATTGAAATGGGTTACGACCATGACTTAGTTGATAAGATATCAGACAACGAAGATACTGACTTTGACAGTGACCCAGAGATACTATCGCGCCATGACGACATAGGTGCTGACCGTGGATTTAACTTTAGAGGCGACCAGCGCCAAACACGCCAGGTAACAATCACTGAGTCTTACATAGAACTAGATTGTGAAGGTACCGGTGTTGCTTACTTATACAGAGTAGTCAAAGCATCTAATGTTCTACTTGAGAAAGAAATAGTAAACAGACGTCCATTTGTAGCGTTTGTACCTCTGCCTATCCCTCACGCATTTCACGGTAACAACTTTGCTGAGAAGCTGCTTGGTATCCAGAATGCACGTACAGTGTTGACCAGGTCAATCCTTGATCACGCAATGGTTACAAATAACCCTAGATACACAGTGGTCAAAGGTGGCCTAACGAACCCCAGAGAGCTGATTGATAATCGTGTCGGTGGTATTGTAAACGTAACACGCCCAGACGCCATCAGTCCTATGCAACAGGCGTCTCTGAACCCATTTGTATTCCAAACAATGCAGATGCTAGACGAAGAGAAAGAAGACACGTCAGGTGTCTCACGTCTATCACAAGGTCTAAACAAAGATGCACTAAGCAAGCAGAACTCAGCAGCTATGGTTGAACAGCTTGCTACGATGTCACAGCAGCGTCAGAAAGTGATCGCACGTAACTTTGCAAACAACTTCCTCAAACCATTATTCAGTATGGTCTACTCACTAATCGTAGAGAATGAGAGTGAAGAGAAGATCGTTGAACTTGCAGGGCGCTATGTGCAAATCGACCCATCAAAATGGGCTGACAAGCGTGACGTCCAGGTAGAGTTTCACCTTGGATATGGTGACCAGGAGAACATGGTGCAAAAGCACCTGGCATTCCACAACCTATTTTCACAAGACCCAACACTTGGCGAAATGTATTCACCAATGAATAAGTACAAGATGTTGGCATCAGTCCTGGATAAATCAGGTATCAAGAATGTTGCTGATTTCTTAACTGACCCAGCGCAGATACCACCAGCACAACCAGATCCAAATGCAGAACTACAAATGCAAATGGCACAGCAGCAGATGCAGCTACAAGAGCGACAGACTGCCGTTGCTGAAATGAAGATCCAATTAGATGCTCAGATGCGTCAGATGAAACATGAGTTAGACACAATGAAAGCACAGCAAGCATTTGCACTTCAGTCTGACAAGCAAGACCTCAAAGAAACTGAGTTTGAGCACAAAGAATACGTCAACCTAGAAGAACTAGAGATTGCACGTAAAGCCGACGATGTTCGCGCTATAGCAAGCCCGAACGGCTAATAACTACCATTAACTAACCAAGGAAGCAAAAACTATGCCAACCCAAGAAGAGCAACTTGTGGTGGCTGGGGATGAAGCACGCACTATACTAGATAGTACTGCTTTTAACTCAGTCATCAACGAACTGGTCGAAAGGACTTTTCAGTCTTTTGTAAACACACAACCTGGCGACCAGGATAAAAGAGAAGATGCATACAGCCACTATCGCGCACTCGTTGACGTGGTTGATACATTAAAACAGCGAGTTCAAGTGCGTGACAGCATTGTAGAGCAGCAGAACGGCGAAACCAGCCAAGAGGAGCCAGCACCATGAACAACGTGCAAAATGACAACTCTCAGCCGCAAAATCTTGATATAGATGAAGCGGCAGATGTAATCTTAGGTCAGTGGACGGACGGTGAAGACCTATCCGGAGATACTGAAGACGAAGATGCGACATCCGAAGATCTCAACGAGACAGAGGTAGATGAGGATGAACTAGATGAAGACACTGAAGAGGACGATGAAGGCGATGATAACCTTGATGACCCTGATGACACAGACGAACTAGACGACGAAGATGGCGAAACTGATGATGAAGATGACGATGATGAGGATGACGAAGAACCTCTAGCAGCTTCAGACGATCAGGTTGTAGACATCAATGTTAACGGTGAGTCTAAACAGGTATCTGTAAAGGATTTGAAACGGCTCTATGGTCAAGAAGCGTCTTTGACAAAAAAGTCTCAAGATTTAGCCAACCAGCGAAAACAGTCAGACGAAAGCCTGGCACAAACGCAGTTGTCATATCAAAAACTACTAGAACGCGCCGAAGCAAGGTTCAAACCTTATGCCGACATAGACATGTTGGTA